ATAGAAACTCCATCTGGAGAAATGATATCAATATCAAAAGCACTATCGGTTGCTAGGGTATAAAGAGCCATAGTAGAAGCTAAAAGGACTAGCGGATATTCCTCAATAGGCGGGAGCAAAGCAACTTGGGTTACACGGCTACCGTTACTGTCCGTGGTGTGAGAAGCATGCTCAAGAAAAGCAACGTTAATATAGTAAGAAATTTCAGAGTCTGTAAAGTAGCGGTAGGCCTGGCCCATAACAGTGATTGTTGAGTTGTTTACCGGTACAGCATTAGTCTGTATAGTAATAACTCCAACGCCTTCTTCAATTGTTACGGCAGAAGAAATGTCTGTTGTAACAGATGGGACTAACGCAGATGCTGAAGCTCCAGTGACGGCAGAGCCTGTTGCGTTGTTAGTAATTCTAAAAAGTGTGGGCGTAGCTACTGTGATAGTTGCTGCGGTAATATTAAAGGCTGATGTAGAAAGGCCAGAGATTGTTACTACTTGACCTGCTGCAAATGAGTTAACCGCGGTGTAGGTAATAACACCTGAAGCGGCTGAAGCCCCTGTAACGGTTGCCGTTAGGGTTGGGGTTGTAGCTTTAACGGATAGGGTATATCCCTGAACCGGAGCTTGGGAAAGTTGATAGCGAGTATCCACACCGTCACTGGTAAAGGTGTCAGTAAAGGATCTGGCGATGTCGCCAATCTCTGCTCTTAATCTATCCGAGAGCTGCTTTATAGAAGCCACAAATCCTCCGATTGCTGTATACGCTAATCATCCTGCATAATCGTAAATAAATCTAGATAAAAAAGGCCCCGCTCCTACAGGAGGGCGGTTGTAGGAGCGGGACGATTAGAACTCGTACGAATTACAAACGGTCGTACAAGTAACCTTTTTCTTTGAGGTGATTTGCTACAACCTGCGAAACTTTGTACTTCTTGCCCGCTTGGAAAGAGTAGTGGTTGCCTGCTCCTATTGTCATCATTTCAAGGTCTTCCGCAACACGTACGACAACTGAGTCGTCTGCGAGGCTTACGCCGAGATCTTCGACCTCATCGATTACGGTTGGTATAGACGCTGTAAGATCTACAACTTCTGTAGCGTCACGGTAATCTTTTGCCGCTGTTGCCATAGACATTTCGCCTGCACGAGCTGCTAGAGCTTCTGCACTGGCTTTGATCTGTTCTTCTCTTTGACGTCCTGTAACGTCAGTAACTTTTGCTTTTGCCACGATGTGTATTCTCCTGTTAGTTAGTTGTTAGGGTGGGGGCGGGTTTTACCCCGCCCCCTATTAAATTAGTTGGTTTCTGCGATAACTACAGATTGATCAGTGATTAGACCAAGACCGTAGATTGCGTACCATGCAAGAGCGTGCTCACGACCGAAGTCAAGAATACCGCCGTCACGAAGTTCCACTGGAAGTGAAATAGCGTGACCGAATGCGTTGTCTCCAATAAAGATTGCTGAGTAGCGGTCTGAAGCGCCGTTACCTGTCTTTGTTGCTGGAGTTGTGTATCCGCCACCAGTTGGGTATGCGATAGAAGCTGGATCAACAGCTGTATCTGTGGTGTATGAAGTACCAGCACCACCAACGACCTTCTGGATCTGTGTTGTTTCGATGAATACTGTGTCGTATAGACGACCAATCTCACCTAGCATGAAGTTACCTGGAGCTGCGTACTTTGTTACTTCGATGAACTCTGGGTTGTCACGAAGCTTACGGCTCTGGTGTGGGTGAACGAATGCAACATATGTCTCACCAAGGCGAGGAATGTTCTTTGTAGCAAGTGTTTCTACTGCATCTTTAACTGTCTTTGTTGACAAGTCGAATGCGCCGGTCATTGAAGCACGTGATGTGCCCTTTGTACCTGCTCCGTACCAGTCATTTGCAGCTGTAAGACCTGAGCGATCTTCACCGTAGATTACGGATGAAGCTGCCATAAGTGTGTCACGAGCCTGGCCATCAAGGTAGAGAGCCATGTTACGTCCAAGAAGACGTGATGCTGAAGCCATAACGTCATCGAATGATGCGTTAAGTAGGAGCTCTGATACTGCAATTGCGTATCCGTGCTCAGCAACAGTGATTGAGAACTGTTGTGCAGTTAGTGCGTTTGTTGACATACGTACGCCTTCAACCAATGGAGCTGCGAAGCCTAGGTTGTTGTAACGCATGAAGTTGATCTGGAGACCAGGTGCGACGCCTAGTTCGGTCTTCTTAACAGCGAACTGTTCGAAGCGAAGGATAGGCATTGACTGGAAAAGAATTTCCTTAGACCAGATGGTCTGAATTGCTTGTGTAAGCTGGCTGTTAGAACCAGAATACGCTGTAGGTGCTGCGGCTAAATTGCCGGTACCTGTTACGGCTGATGCCATGTCGGTGTTACTCCTTATTCATATATGTTAGGTTGGTTTTAAAAGGTAATTGCTTACCCGAAGAGTCCCTTGTTTTGATTGTTTGCTCCTGGGAACAAACGATCTCTGTACTTTGCGTATTCAGTAACCGACATTGCGGCAATTTGATCCGCGGTGAACTGTTGTTGTCCCGAGTTGTTTTCCATTGTTGGGGGCAAAGTAGTACTTGTGCCCTTCATATCACGACGAGCATTCTGCATAGCTTGCTGCGCCGATTCCAGAATCTTAGACGAACGTTCTCTAAGTCCAGTAATACTGTTTTCTATCTCGTCTACGTTATTTCCTGAGATTAGATCTACAAGCTCAGGCATAATATTGTCTTGCTCTTCAGCAAGGCGACGATTACGATAAGCTGTAAGTTCTGCATACTGACGCTCACGCTCTAGAAGTGCATCTTTACGAGCACCTTCTTGACGAATTTCTTCGAGTTGAGCTGTCCATTCCTGCTCCTTCTTTTCAAGAAGTGCACGAACATCCATTTCAGATTCAGCTAACTTACGAGCTGCTTCTTCTTTCTCTTTCGCAATTGCGGCGGCTTCTGCAAGCTGCGCTTCACGATCTTTCTTAAGTAGATTAATTTCTTCCTTTAGAGAATCAATCTGTGGGTACAGCTTTGACTTCTCTTGTTCCCGAACTCTTTTAAGATCTACTTCTGTGTATCCTGCTTTTGAATCTGTAGCAGGAACTTCTAGTTCTTGCTGTGCTGGTGATGCGGTGCCTGTAACTTCAGAAGCAAATGCTTCTTGAGCCACTGCACTATCAACAACGTTTGATGTTGTTTCTGACATGCGTATTCCTTTAGGTTAAGAGGTCGTTGTCCGATTTAATGCCACGATGACCTGCGGGTTTGTTTGGTACATAGCCTGACAAACTTTTTACGATTTGTCAGCCTAAATCACTGGTTTTGTTCAGAATTAGGTGTATCGGTTTGTGTACTCGCACTCTGTCTAGGAGTTTGACTACCGTACGCCTTTACAATTATTTCATTTTGAAGTTGTCCAAGAGTTGCTTCTTCAAATGGAGTAATGATTCCTGGTTGTCCTAGTGGACCAGGGCCAGTTCCATCTCCTGGAGCTGCTCCCGGAGGAAGAGTTCCATCAGGCATCATACCAGTAAGTGATGTGATTGCTGAATTTATCTGTTGCTTGACAAGGGCAATAGCTCCGTCAGCCTTAGCATCGGCAATGAGTTCTGCACGAATTTCTTCAAGCTTCTCATCTGGGAATTCCTCGCCAAGTTGACGAAGAGCACCTTCACGGCTTTCAAGCTGCATGTTCATCTTCTGCTGGATTTCGTTGAGTACAATCAACTTATCTAGTGGAAGTGGAGGCGGCATGTGGATAACTGACTCGTAAGTAATTGGGTCTGCAAAATCAAGCTGGGTAAGTTGTCCTGGTTTGATTGGCCCATTAACAGCAGGGTTATAAGTAAATAGTTCTGGCTCTTTAAATGCAAGAGTTAGGAGCACTAGTTCGTTAATACGTTGTAGGCCCTCCTCGTACTGTACAAGCTTCTGGTGATAGCGATTCATCAAAGGCTGGTACTGAATAGCAAGAGCAACACCTGAGGTGTTAGAAATAGGCTGTACCTGACCAAGTGCGGTCTCAGGGACACCCACCATTTCATGCATAGCTGTCTTAACGATTTTAAGGTACTCCATAGCCCCCATGAGGCCTTGCCCACCACCATCTAGGTTAAACACCTGTGCGTCCTTTGGAAGGCCCGCCCAGACCTTCTTAGGGCCCTTTTCTAGGGCTGATGCCTTAGCGCCTGTGATAACTGTTACAGGGGCTGCGTGGTAGTTAATGATGTCTGCAATATCTGTAGCAACTTCATTGTAATTGCGGTTAAGAGTAATAACGTCGTGGCAATCACTAAGACCCCAAGGGGATCCTGAAACACGGACGTTAGGAATATGAATGACTGGAACTACGCCAATTGGATTTGGACGAGAGTCAATAAGCTCGTCGTTAATGTATTCTTCGATACGATCATCAGTCAAGATTTCGGTGTAAGTGTATACCTGGCGTGTTCCCTCAACTGAAGTTCCCCAAAAGCGGTACTTTAGTTTAAAACGAATTAGACGAGAACGGTCATGCGGATGGAACTCTGGAAATGCAAAAGAAGAGTTAAGGGGAAGGATACGTACACGTCCTGGGTGAGGACGGCCGGTAGAGTCTTCGTAGGCCTCTTCATAAGCAACCTTAACAAAACAGTCACCTGATACTCCGCCTTGCTGACCCATTTCCCATAGGATGCCATGCTTGTCGTTATCTATCTCCCACACACGCTTTAGAATGTCTGGGACAATTGCCTCAGTCTGTTGCGGGCTGCGGAACATAACGCCACGGCTAAAAGTAAAGTTAATAATAAAATCTGTAAAGGCACGGTAATAGTTATATACCATTTGTGATTCGCCAATTTCACGGCGATAAGACCAGTGATGGCCTAGATACATTGCCCAGTTTAATGAGTAACGGTTTAAGCGTGGACCGTGTACTTCGAATTCTTCATCAGCAAGTTCCACTAGACCTAGTGGTGAAATGGAGATGGTTAAGTCTGATGACGCCGCCCGATAACTGGGAGGTGAGAAATCCATACCACCGCTCATTGATTACATCCTGACTTCATAGTTGCCCCCAACTTAAACGACGAAACCTGATTGTTTCTTCTTCTTTTTTTCTAATGCTTTTTTACGCTTTTCTTTCTCAATATCTTCTTGCTTAAAATCACGTAGATCCGGATCAACTTCTTTAATAGAATCTACAAAGCCGCCACCTTGTCTTGCGTATTCATTACCAAACCATTTAGCACCTGGAAAACTCAAACCATTTGGTTTGTGAGAAGGATACTTTGCTTTAGCTTGCGCTAATAACATGTTGTACAACTTCGGGTTATTCGGTTGTGCCATGGTCTCCTCCTATATAGGTCTCCAGCTCCGGAGAAAGGGGTACAGAGCTGGAGACCAGTATAGTCTATCGTATTTTTTAGTCTAAGACTGAAGCTGGGTTCATACGTTCCTGGCGTCCGCCACTACGTACAACCTCTTCGATAACGACGGTTGAGTGATCTCCAAAGTTACCTTGAGCGAATTCGCCTAGGTATGTTGGAGCTTCGACCCATGCAGCTGATCCAACGTGAGCACGCTCACGCATTGTCTCTTCTGCATACTTTTCCATTACGTTCATGTTGTGGTTAGGACGTCCTTCTGGAGTGTCATAACCTTGATCCAAACCAAGTTGGAAGTCATTTGGTACATCTGTATCTGTTGCAACGCCTTCTTCAAAACGAAGTGGGCCACGAAGGCCTGGTGTTGCAGGTGAAAACTTACGTTCGTAAGTTGCGCCGACCTTCTCAGGGAACTGAGGTGTTGGGGCGATATTTTCTACTGCCATTTTATATTCTCCTATAGGATTGGGATTGAGGTCCTCATGCATTATTCTCGCTTCTATTTTGGCATTAGTCAGCCTAAAGAGGTACTTTTTAGAAGAAAGGACTTGCTGAAACTTCAATTGTTGGCATAACTAGTTCTTGGGTAAGGGAGCAAGCCAACGCCAAC